ACATCAGCTTGGGCAGTGAAAACTGGGGCGCTGTTCTCAGCGCCTAATCGGTGGCACAATAAAGGGGCTCTTCGGAGCCCCTTTTTTAATAGGAGATTTTTATGAACGTGATCGACCTTACAACTCGCCTTGGTGGTGAGTTTCTTGCAAACAAAGCTCGTGCTACCGTTGACGGGCAAATTGTTATTCTTGCTCGGTTAGTTGAGCAAGATTGGGTGTACACAGAAGAAGGCCAGAATCTGGCTAATTTGCACTCTAATCTTGATGAAACAAAAACAACATCAAAGTCTCGCAAAAAATCTGCTGAACTGGTAGAATCCGTTGAGGCAGCGCCTGAACCTGAGATTACCGAAGTTTCCGCTGAGCCTCAGATCGAACTGTAAGGTACGTCATGAAAGCTCTTAGTGCTTTTTATTCGCGCATTCTGCCCCACTTGCCCGGTTGTCCCGAGCCGGTGGTGGATCAGATGCTGCTGACATCCGCTATTGAGTTTTGTGAAAAATCGCAGGTTCTTAGGCAGAACCTCGATTCAATTTCTACTGTTGCTGACATTGGTGAATACGACTTAGATAGTCCATCTGCTCAACTAATTATCAGCCGAGTTCTTGGCGTAACTGCTGACGGCATTCCTCTTGTCGGCGACATGGCCGAAAGTTTTCCTAGGTACTTACCCGTAGATTCTGGCATTCCTAGTTCGTTTTATGTCGACCGGACAGACTCCCAGTTTGTTCTTCGTCTTTTGCCAACTCCGGATGATGTCTATAGATGTAACGACAGTTGCACTGCGCCCAGCTATGACAGCTACGCAGCTCGAAGACGACTTGTACAACCGTTGGATTGAGCCAGTTGTGTCCGGAGCAATCTACAGGGCTATGCTTCTTCCGGATCAGCCTTTTACAAACTACGCCCGCGCTTCGCAGGTACAGATGGAAACGGCTCGTCATATTACGAACTCTCGCATAGAAGGCAACTACGGCCATGTTCGTGGTTCTATGCGCGTTCGTTCACGCCCATTTGTGTAAGGCCATAAATGACTACTTCCGCACAATCAGTTTTACTTCGGGTCGTAGGAACTTTGCAAGATGCGTCCGCTGTTCGCTGGGCAACAAACGAGCTTGTACGTTACCTTAATGATGGCCAACGAGATATTACTGTTTACCGCCCAGATGCTACAGCTACAACCGCTACGCTTACTTGTGTAGCAGGTACAAGACAAACCCTGCCTGCTGCGGCATCTAAGCTCATAGACATTGTGCGCAATGTTGCAGCAACAAGTAGCAAACAGGTTGTTCGTAAAGTTAATCGCCAGATGCTGGATTCAATAAGCCCTTCGTGGCACATTGCAACCTCTAGCGTTAACATTTCAAACTACATGTACGATCCGATTGACCCTAGGGTCTTTTATGTGTATCCGCCCGCTACGACACTGGCTCAACTGTCAACCGTCTACTCGGCGTATCCAACTGACATTGCTGAGCCTGCTGACAATGCCCTTTACACAGCAGTGACTGGCAACATTAGTGTTGCTGATATTTTTGCTAATGCGCTTGCGGACTACATTTTGTTCCGTGCGTTTAGTAAAGACGCGGAGTCTTCAGCAAATGCTAGTCGGGCTCAAGCGCACTATGCCCTCTACACAACGGCGCTTAGCACTGAGCTAAGAGGCACAACTTCTATTGCACCAAGTACGTCTGGAGCTCCAAACCATGGCTGAGAAAATTAAACTAGTTCAAGGTGACGTAAACCGCCCGCAGGTTCAAGCAACAATTACTGACGAAAATACAGGCAATATTGTTGATATCACAGGCGCAACTGTGCTACTTAAATTTCGTAAAGTTGGAGCAACAACTCTGCAAGATACTATGACTGGCACTGTGACCGACGGCGCAGCGGGCTTGGTTGTGTTTCAAATGAGCGAGCTGTCAATGGCAGGAGAAGCTGGCGACTATGAGGGTGAGATTCAAGTAACGTTTGCTTCTGGCGGCGGCGTTCAAACCGTGTACGATCTTTTAAAGTTTAAGATGCGGCAGGATTTCTAATGCGCTCTACTTATGAGTACATCCAACTTGTCGCAACGACAACGTATACAACGCTAAAGGCGCTTGTATCATCAGTCACGCTTAGCGCGGCGACAAGTTATGTTTTACTCAAAGCTGACGCAATCGTTGGTTATTTTATTAAGTTTTTAGAACTTTCAGACACCGCACGCGCCTCTGATTCTGCCGTTAAAACAGTTGGCAAAGGCTTAACTGAAACGGCTCAAGCTACTGAAACCTTAATAAAAAGCTACGGCAAAACGCTTAGCGACAACAGCAATGCTTCAGACTTAGCCGCCAAGACCGTTGACAAAGTAGCCTCGGATAGCGCCCAAGCGAGCGACGCTACAACGACAAGTTTTAATAAAACTATTTCTGATACTGCCTACGCAACTGACGACGTAAACGGCGTTGCAGCAGATGATGACCAAGTTATCCAAGTGGTAAAAGTGTTGTCTGAAATTGTTTTGCCAAACGAAACGTTTGCCCGCACCGTTGGCTATAGCCGAGAGTTCTTAGATTCTGCTGTGAGTGCTGATGTTGCGGCTAAAACGTTTATCAAAAACCTGACAGATACAGTTAACGCGTCTGACGATGCGCAGGTTAGTAATGCAAAAATTGAGTCACCTACAGATGGCTCAAGCGTAACTGACCAGACTGTTCTTGGAATTGGAAAAGTAGCTGCCGACAGCTCTACCGCTTCGGATACTTCGTTCCGTGAATTTATCAAGGGGTTGACAGAAACGCCAACCGCAACAGATTCCGCCGTTATTGTGGCTGGAAAAGCTCTTACCGACTCGACTAGCGCATCAGATGCTGGTACATTGGTAAGCCAAGGCTACTGCGATATTACATACTTCGCGGAAGACTATGTAGGAACTAGTCGTACTTTTTAAGGAACCCTCATGAACACAAATGAAAAAATCGTTGCCACGGGCGCGTTGAAGATCGTAGTTACTGCGCCTGACGGTTCTGTCAAGCAAGAGCAGGAAGTCACTAACTTGGTCGTAACGGCCGGTTTAGGCTTTATTGCTAGTCGCATGACTGGTACGGCCGCCAACGTTATGAGCCACATGGCGATTGGTACAAATAATACGGCTGCAGCCGCAGGTAATACGACGTTAGGCGCTGAAGCTGCTCGTGTAGCTTTGACTACTGCAGGCGGAACCGCAAGCGGTGCAACTGTTACATACGCAGCCACATTTCCAGCAGGTACTCCTGCAACTCTGACCGGCATTCAAGAAGCTGGTATTTTTAACGCTTCTTCTAGCGGCACGATGCTTTGCCGTACAGTGTTTAGCGTTGTTAACAAAGATGTGAACGATACAATGTCCATTACTTGGACAGTCACAATGGCTGCACCTTGATCGGAGTAATCCATGAGTACCATTGTTACCCGCGCAGGGAAGGGCTCGCCCCTAACCAATACTGAAGTTGACTCCAACTTCACGAACCTGAATACTGACAAGATTCAGGTAGTGGGTACGCCCACGAGCGGGCAAGCAGTGGTATGGGACGCTGCAAACTCACGTTGGATACCCGGCACTGCAGCGTCTAGGGTAACGATTTCGTCTACAGCGCCAGCAGGAGCTACGGCGGGCGATAGATGGCTGGACGCAGATACAGGCGTTGAATATTTGTATACCGATGACGGCACATCTTCTCAGTGGGTGGAGTTCGGCCCAACAGCTCTTGTTGTTACGTCCGGCGACGCACTAGCGTTCGCTATTGCATTAGGATAAATATGGCAAACGCATTTAAAAATTACATCGCTGCAAGCGTTACAACACAGACCTCGGTGTACACGACACCAAGTGCGACTCAGACTACTGTGATTGGGTTAAGCCTTGCAAACACAACGGCGGGCGTGGCCACTGTAGACATCCAGATTACTTCTGGTGCGACAACAATTTATCTTGTCAAAGGCGCGCCAATTCCTGTTGGTAGCTCACTTGTGCCAATTGGCGGCGATCAAAAACTTGTGCTTGAGGCCGCGGACATTCTTAAAGTAACATCAGACGTTACGGTTGACGTGTCTGTATCTGTACTGGAGATTTCATAATGAGTTACATTGGAAAAGCCCCAACACCAGTCCCGTTAACAACATCCGATCTAGGTGATGCTATTGTCACAACGGCTAAGCTAGCCTCTAGTTTAAGTTTAACAACTCCGGCTCTCGGAACTCCCTCTAGCGGTACGCTGACCAATGCAACTGGTTTGCCCTTGTCAACTGGTGTGACTGGAACACTTCCAATCGGCAATGGTGGCACTGGTGCGGCTACCTTTGCTGCTGCTGGTCTAACCACTTCTAATGCACCTTGCTCAATAGCAAAAGCATGGTTAGGGTTTGATGTGTCAGGAAAGAGAGTTGCTAGTTCACCAACTTTGGTAACTGCGTT